GAATTTTTTGCGCCAAATTCAAGTAGCTTGAATTTCAGGTTGCGGTTTGATTTGCGTAGTCATATATTTACAAGGCGAGAGAGGGATGCGATTCTGAGGTTTATAGTGGATAAAAAGCGGTCTGGCATAGTAAACTATCTTGCCCATGAGCTTGGCGCAAACTGGCATGTGCTGTTCGCTGATTTCAAGCTTTTGTTAAAGTTGAAGAGGCTTGTTGATGCGGGTTATTAAAATAAGCTTGAAACCATTACGTTTTGAAGTGGCATCGGAAAGGGAGAACCTTTACAGCAGAGTTAAAAGCCTTCTGGAAAAGGCTGAGGAAATAGCTAACAAACATGAAAACGTGAAGATCCGTCTGAAAGCTATGGAAACCGTCACGAAACTTGCCCAGTTTCTCGCTGGTGTTTTAAAGGATGTTCAGGTTGACGCTGTTGAAGATGAAATTCGCAAGCTTGAAGAATCTGAAGAAGAGAGTTGAAAGGCTTAAACGTAAAAACATTAAAAATGCNCCTTTGAAAGTGCAGGATGACCCTGTTGAGTTTTGCCAAGTATGGTTCAATTTCTCGCCNAAGGAATATCAAGCTAAACTTTTGCGTGATGATAAAAAACGTATTGTTGTCCGTTGGAGTCGTCAAGCTGGAAAAACAACAATCCTTGCTCTGCGTGCCATTTGGTTCGCACTTAAACATCCGAAAACCTTAACGCTTATAGTGGCGCCAAGCCTAAGGCAAAGCATGATTTTGGCAGATAAACTGCAAGATTTCTTAACCAGTTTGCCCCGTGAAACAAGACGAGCCACAATTGGCAAGCTTCAACGCACTGTTATACACTTTAAAAATGGCAGTCGCATCGTAGCCCTTCCAAATAGCCCACAGTTACTAAGAGGTTACACGGCGAACATGTGTATTCTTGATGAAATGGCTTTCTTCCGTGATGACGAACTTGTAGTTTACAACGTTATAATGCCCATGTTAAGCACAACCGATGGAACGCTTGTAGTTAGCAGTACACCATGGAGTACAGACAGCATCTTCTACCGCATGTGCATGAACCCCGAATACAGCCAGCATTTAGTTACATGCGATGACGCAGTGAAAAGCGGACTGATAAGCCAAAGCTTCATTGATGAAATGCGACAGGCGCTTCCTGCAGAACGGTTCCAACGAGAGTTTGAAAGCAAATTTGTCGAGGACGTGAATGCTTGGCTGACGCAAAGCCTAATTGTCAAATGCATAGACTCGGAATTGCAGCCCTATGACTTTGCGGACCAGCCTCAGGGCAGTTTCTATGCGGGTGTTGACTTCGGGAAACATCAGGATCACAGCGTAATCGTAGTGGTTGAACGACGACACGAAACACTATATTTAGTGCATGTGCACCGTTTTCCACTTGAAACCGAGTATGCAAGCGTCATAGGCTATGTGAAAAGCCTCTGTGACCGTTGGCACACGGTGGCAACTGTTTACTGCGATGTCACAGGCGTCGGCGACTATGTTGTTGAGGACATGCACAAGGCAGAGTTAACAAACGTTAACGGCGTATTATTCACGTTGCAAAGCAAAGAGGAAATGGCAACCATACTGCGGGAGAAAATGCGGCAAGGCGAAGTGAAAATTCCCTATTCACCTGCGAGAACCGTGCAAGACATTGATTTATGTGCAGAATTAAACGTGGAAAAATACGAGTTAATGAAAACGGGGCACATTCGCTTTAGTCATCCTGAAGGCTCACATGATGACGTGTTTTGGGCAACATGCCTCGCCATTTATGCAAGTGTTCAGGCGCCGTTGCCTGGAAAAGGCGCAGTTATGCTTCCACATTAAAATATGAACACATGTTCAAAAAAGTGATATAAAAATGAGTTTTATTGCGGATAGAATTCGCAAAGGCTTCAGTAGTGTAAGAGAGAGAGTTAACAGTCTTGTTGCTCAACGTAAGGTTCCTTCAGAAATTCAGCAGCGGCAGATTGAGGAAGAAGTGCCGATAAGCTGGAAAGCCGACAACATGCTCTGGGGTTACGTTACAAAATACATGCTTAAGGGATCAGGCGCAGGCTTCGTAACTCCACCTTACACTGCATATTGGGAAAGGCTTTGGGGAGCGGTCCCAATTGAAGACTTACCTAAGTACAAGGACCTTTACGCTTTCACACCTTACGTTAAGGCCAGCATCGACGTTACGGTTAACCTTGCCATAAGCAACGGCTTCGAGTTGGAAGGCGGAGATGGCTCGGTTCGAGAATGGCTTACGGATTGGCTTGATGAACATAACATTCTTCAAACATTGCGTGTAGCTGCAACAGACATGCTTGTGTTCGGAAGCGCCTACGTGGAAATGTGCAGAGACGAAGCAACAGGCAAAATCCTATGGCTTAAACCATTGGACCCTGTGCATATTCGTGTTAGGCGTGATGCTTATGGCAATGTTTTCGGTTACATTCAACTTTTAACTTTTCCGCCTGTAGTGTTTCCAGCAGACGATGTTGTGCATTTCCGTTGGGGAGCTAAAAGCTGGTGGTACGAATTTTCATACGGCACAAGCCTTCTCCGCCCGCTTTTAAAAATTCAAGCCCTAATCGACCAGTTGGAAGATGACATGGCAGTTATAGTGCACACTTATGCTAAACCCATGCTTGTTGTTAAAGCTGGAACACCTGAAAGACCCTTCAGTGACACGCAACTGCAGTCACTTATGGAAGCTTTCCGAGACCGTAAACCTGCAACGGACGTGTTTGTGCGTGGCGATGTAACCGTTGATGTGGTTCCAAGCTTAACGAAAGACGTGAACATTACATGGTGGCTTGACTACCTTTACAAGCAGCGGGAAGCAGTTTTAGGAGTGCCTAAAATCTTCTTGGGACAAAGCGAGGGAACCAACCGTGCAACCGCCGAGGTCGTCATGCAAGAGTATGTGACAAGGCTTCGTATGATGCAGGAAATTATCGGCGACAAGTTGGAAACAGACTTGTTTAAGCAACTTATCAAAGCTGAATTCGGCGAAGGCGTAGAAATTCCACATGTGAGTTGGCGACCCATCTGGGAGCCAACAATTCAGGATAAAGCCAAGTTTCTCGGTGACCTTGTGGATAAAGGAATTATTTTGCCTAAAGAAGCCAGAACCGAATTGGGCTTCAGCGAAGATTACCCGTTAAGCACGCCTGAAGAGTTGCAGGCGATTCTGCAGCGGAATGGTGGACTTAAGGGGCATAAGTAGTTACGGGGGTTAAGCTTTGAGTTTCTGGGGTTTTCCAAAGCGTGGTGTACAACGCATTTATGCTTTAAGAACTCAAGCTGACGAGAAAGTCTGCGATGAATGTTCACAGCTTGACAATCAAGAGTTTGTGTGCGAAGAAGATGATAAGCCAACACGGTATTTCGAGTATGCAGAGCNGNTTGACGAGGAGTTGGACACGTGGCATGCAAACGTGCATCCTAATTGCCGCTGCTGGCTTGAACTTGTTGANGTTAACGAGGAAGAATAAGTTATGCCAGGTTTAGATGAGACNGANAATACATTTCGTTACCGTGTTCAAGACCCTGAAAAGTTTGATAAGTTCCGAGTGAAACCCATCACGGAAGGCGTTAAAATCACGCTTGGAAGAGTGAAGGGCACGGATCGTTGGGAAGTGCAAAATTACATTTTTGACAAGCAACGGTTCAAAGATGCGGAAACCGTGCGGAAATGGCTTGATCAGCATTTGAAAAGTGAAATCCAAACATTGCTTGATTTTAAGGCGTGGAATGAATTTCGCAAGCGGATGCTTAGGGCTTACTTGGCTATTTCAAGGGTTGATTAACGGTGAGTGTTTGGGGTGGCGAGTCAATTCATAACATGGTTAAGGCTTTGGTGGACAGTCTTGTCCCAAACAGAGCAAGAAAATTTATTGTTGACTTGTCCACGGCGAGGAGTGACAAAAGCCTTGTGGAAGAAGGCTTACTGCCTTCAGGTAAAGTTTTCAGTCAACTCATGATTATGACGGTTGGCAGTGGCGTGTGGAGTTTGAAAATGAAGTTCAGCGACGGCAGCACTGTTGAATATGCGTGTGATGAGGTTACGGATGGTTACCGCATGGAGAGACGCTTCACAGACGTGTTATTCACTAATGCGTCTCAAACTGTTACGAATCCCAAGTTTGTTGTTGAATGGAGTGAATAGAAGGAAAAAAGAGGTGAAAAAGAAAAATGCCAGATTATCCACCAGGAAAAGGTTTAGATCCAACAGTTTGGACAGACGCGAGAGCAGCGAAACTTGACAATTTAGACGCTGCTGTTACAAGCAGAGCAAGCGCAACGGATTACACGTCAACTCGAGCAGGATACCTTGATCGTTTAGCCAATATGGAAGCGCATACAACACCCACGGAGGGAACAGCGACTTTTAACACAGGCGACACTTATCCAAAGACGGTTACACTAATTGATACAACTGGTACAAACAAGCAGCACGTTGTTGACGGCTACATTGATCTTACAGCATTAGCCGCTGGCGAAAGCCTTGAAATCATAGAATACATGACTGTTAAAAGCGGAGGCAGCATGATCAAATATGCAGACGTCACATACACAGGTGCTCAAGATGTACCATTGCTTCACATCGTCACGAAACCCGCAAAATACGGCTTGAAAGTTGAAGCGAAAATGGCTTCTGCACCAGCTGCGAACAGGTCCTTTGACTACCAGCTGTTTAAGAAGAGCATAGCTTAAACGTAAAATAAACGGAGTATTTTTTCATGGGCGACTATCCAGACGTTAAAATAGAGCTTCTTCCAGAAAACAAAATTATAGATGCTAACCAATATAGCGGAACTTATGCACCGACAGGTGCGGGAAGCACAACAATAATCAGCTCTGTTTCAGGCAAGGTTATTCGAGTTTATGATTTCAGCTTATGGAACAGCGGAACCGCAGATGTGGGAGTGAGGCTTTATTTTGGCACAAGCGGCAAAAACCTGTTTAAAGGCAAATTAGCAGCTAAAACAGGCACCATTAAAAGTTTTGTTCGCCCATGGGAAAGCGACGCTTCAGATTCGCTTGTGCTTGCCTTAGATGCTGCTGGCACGTGTGATTATAGTGTTTCAGGTGTGCAAGCTTGACAGTTGTAACTAAAAATCCAACAACAAATCAGACAATTGTGGCTGGGTGGACTAATCCATCTAATGCCTACACGGAAAACGGCGTGAATACTTATGCAAGCGTTAACAATGCCGAGCAGAAGTATGGCGGCTGGGGTTTTACGACAAGCGATATTCCAGAAGGCAGCACAATAACCAAAGTGGAAATCGGCGCTAAACATTATGAAAGCCCACCTTCAGGCTACACAGATTACACGTGTCTAAAATATATTCGAACAAACGGCAGCATTAGTAATTTTTATCCAACGCCTCGCAGTTCGCTGACTTGGGACTGGATGGACATAACATATTTAGAGTCTTGGGATTTGACAAAACTTAACAATGCTGACTTCAGAATTAAAATGTATGAATCGCAAAATGACGGCGGATGCCAAGTTGAAACTGAAGATGAAAAGTGTTATGTTATATGCCTCGAAAACGGTAAAAGAATCCTGAAAAGTATAGGTGACGTTAAAGTTGGCGACGAAGTTTTAATCTGCGACTATGACAGTGTTAAGCCTTTAGGGCAAAGTAAAGTTTCTGATTGGATGAGGTTCAGCAAAGTTTTAGGCATAGACGTCCGCAACCTTGTGCAAGAGGATGTTGTGGAAATCTGGAGTGGCGAGTTAGACCTTGGCACACACTTAAACCTTGGAAAGAGTCTTGTTTGGAAAGCGCACGTGACAGTGACAAAGGTGCAGCCGTTCCACGTGTTTTCTGCCGACTCAAAAACACGCATAAAATTGTCTGCAGAAGAATTGTATAATCAAATTAAAAACGGTGCTGACTGGTACATTAAACATTTATGGTTCGGCTGGACAGTTAAACCCTTCAAAATTGAAAAGGCAGCACTAAAAACAGTCACAGGCAAAGCGTACAAGTTAAGCTTCATAGAAAAAGACTTCGGCGTATTTAGTAAAACACTGCACAGAAACGAATTGGAAACCTTACAAAACATAGGTTTGAATCTTCAGCGGCAGCAAGACCTTGGACCGCCGTTCATGGCTATTGGCAGTAAAACCACGTGCTACGTTGACGTTGTCGCCATACGAGTAACATTTACGCCGCCAACAGCAGGACAAGCTCATAATATTGGTGAAGGCTTAACAAACCAGACAATTATCATGTAATTATTTTCATCAATAAGCAAGCATCAAAGTGAAATGGAAATGAGTTATAAAATAGAAAAGATGAAGGAACAGTCGCCAAGCAAAGCTTCTGCCCGTAAAATGGAAAAGAAAAGCATACTTGAAGATTATGAAGCGTTCCGCGCTTGGCAGGAAACCCTGTTTAAGGCTCGTGGAAAACGAATTATAACAGTATAAAAGCGATTTAAAATGCAGCTGCGTTATTATGTGCCTTTTAAGGCTCAGGAAGACGTTAAGGCAGAGTACGCACTCAAGGAGAAGCTGTTAAACATAGAGGGCATTGCAATCGATACAAGTGTGAACGCGAACAAGTGGCAAATTCCAAGCGAAGACCTTGGTTTTCTTGCAGAAAGCCTCATAGGCGTTCAACTTCGCGTGGATCACGCTGAAAGCGCGTTGATGGTTGTTGGCAAAGTTGCAGAGGCTAAACGTGAAGGCGACAAAGTACTGTTCAGAGCTGAAGTTGGCGAAGAAAAACTCATTGAGAAGATTCTCCGTGGCTATGTTACGCATGTAAGTGTTCAAGTGGACAGTGAAGAGGTTGAATGCAGCAAATGCAAGAGGCCTACACGCAGGGAAGGCATGCTGGTTCACCTATGCCCAGGCGCATGGGAAATTGTGCATAAGCCCACAGCCAGAGAATTAAGCATAGTAGCCTCGCCAGCGTATAAAACCACGGAGTTTACGCCTGTTGGCTTTTACGCAGCAATGAATAATGCTCAGTGGGATGCAGCTGTTAAAACTGTAACACGTTCAGAGTCACTTCTTGATAAAAGTGATAATGTGGGTTCTAAGCCTGTGGAAAGGCTGCAAGAACCTGAAAACAAAAATTTAAACAAGCAAAATGAGGTGAAGCCAATGTCCGTTAAAGCGGATGAAAAGGCTTCTCCACAACAGGCACAAGCAGTAGTTAATGTTGGTCCAGGCGAACAGGCGCCGAAACAGGTTGAATATGAAAATTTGACACGGCAGTTGCAAGAGCTTGAAAAGCAAATTAAAGGCGAACAAGTCAGCGACGCTGAAGTTGAAGCTTTAAAAAAGAAAGTAGCCGAGCTGGAAAGTGAAGTTGCTAAAAGAGCCACAAAACGTTCGCTATCGAAAAAAATAAGCGAATTGTCAAAGTGGCTTGAAAAAGAAGGCGAAGAAGCTGAAGCTGAAGAGGCTAAGAAAGGCGAGGCTGAAGCTGAAGAAGCAAAACGCACAAGCGGTAAAGGCATAGTTGCAGTTGACGAAATCAGCAGGGACATGCTGGGCAATTATGACTGGTTCAAGGATTTATTGAAAGCGCATAAGAGGCTTGTTGGTTTCCAATAAAGTGACATAACATGAGTTTTGAAGGAACAACACCACTTGTTAGCGACCGCTATTTGATAACGGCGGAAGTGGATTCAAACGCAACAGTCACAATGGGGCAAGTTGTGTACATAAGCGCAGCTGGCGCTATACCGAAAGTTAAGCCTACAACGGGCGCAAGCAAAGCAGTAATCGGCGTAGCCTTAACAAGCGGTACAGCAGGCAAGAAAATCACGGTTGTATGCCGTGGACTTGTCCGCGTAACAGCTTCAGGCAGCATCACAATGGGTTCGAGAATTTCCAGCGATGCAGGCGGAAAAGTGGCGGCAGTTGCAGCGCTTGATGCTCCAGCAACTTATGCTGAAGCCACCATACAGGCAGAGTTAGATAAAACTGAACAGTGGATTGGCAGAGCATTAACAGCGGCAACCGCTGACGGCGACGTGATCTATGCTTTGATAAGTTGCATTCCATAAAAAAGTGATGCAGGATGGCTTTTGTAAGAGATGCACTCAGCTGGGTTGACACTGGCGCAGTGCAGTATCCAGCTTTGCATAAGAAAATAATTGAGTTAACAATGCCTGCGCTTACTATTAAGAAACTGTTTCCAGAGTTTCCACTGGTTGCGGGTAAAACCGCCACTTTCGTTAAGCAAAGCGGTTCAAGAGCAGCTGCAATAACTGAAGTTGCTGAGGGAAGTGAAAGTTTTTTCTGGTAAAATAAGACCACTATGTCCCGATGGACTTCACGCCCTACACAACCGTGACAGTGACGCCTTACAAGAAAGGCTTGCGAGAAAGAATAAGCCGAGAAAACATTGAAGACTTGTACATACCCATAATTGAAGACCAGCTAAGGCGCATAGCAAGGCGAATGGCTTACACAATTGACAAAGACTGCCAAACAGTCATCGACTCTGCAGCTGGAAACAGTTTCGCGGCAACAGGCACAAGCTTAAGCGCCACAGGCACAGAATTCACCATAAGCGGCGGAATGGGAAGCAAAGACATTTTAAAAGCTAAAAGCCTGATTGAAGGCTACAATTTCATTCCAGACACCATACTGTTAAACCCAGTTAACGCAAGAGACGTAATGTATCTGCCCCAGTTCTCCTTACATTTACAGTATGGAGAACCTGTAATTCAAACAGGCAGCATTGGCAAAATCTACGGAATGGACGTTTACATAAGCACAGTGGTTCCAGCTGGAACAGGCTACGTGTTAAGCATTGGACAAAACCTTTCAGCTGCGTATTCGCCCATGGGCTTTTTCGTAAATGGTGTGGATTAGCCCATACCAGCGGATTAAAACGCCCATTAATGACTGAGGTTGACATCCAAAAACCATTTGACGCAGTTGACGTAACATTGACGACACGTTACAGTCCTGTGGTAACTTGTGGAGAAGCAATTTGCAAAGTGACAGGGTTAGCGTCAAGCTAAGCACCATGAAAGTTTCCACTTTATTTTTCCCCATTTTGGTTTCAATGCCTGTAAGGCTTGCCCTTCAGGCGAAACAATAGGATGGGAGGTTGAAAACACAAATGGATATAACGCATGTGAGTTTAGGTGCTGCTGCAGCTTTAATCTACGCTTTCTTAGGCTATTCAGCGCAGGATAAGCCTTTCAACTGGAAAAAGTTTCTGCGCACAGTAGCTATCGGTGCTGCTTCAGCATTCGGTTTAGATATGGCTGGCATAACAGCAGACGTGTACACTGCTCTGGTTGGACCTACAGCAATCACGGTTTGGCTGCAGAAACTCATTGACACCGCTAAACCCTAAACTTGCTTTTTTCATGTTTCTCTGCCTGAAACCATTGTGGAAGCCTTCGTGTTCTGCACCTTTCTCCTCTCAGGGTTAGCGTGAATTAACAGTTGTGCAGTGCGGCTTCCATAATGGCAGGAGTAAAGTGAGAGTGAAATGGCAAATTACGTTTCAGTTTCAGACGTGCAAGCACAATTAAACATGACTTATGATGCTGGAAATCACGTTTACACAGTTTACGGCTTAACCATCACTGAAGCAAGCGTAAACGCACATGTGGATTTTGCTAACACTTACGTCAACGCTTTGCTTGGCAGAGACTTAGCCGTAGATGATCCAAAATACAACATAGCGAAGTTGGCGGCGCTTAACTTAGCCTGCATGCGAGTATTGATTGTTTCAAGCGGCGGCGCAATGATAGGAGCCTTCGACTATTTCCTCGGCGATTTACGTGTTGCAAGGGCTGGCCCATATGCGGAAGCGATTGAACGCACAATCCGAGGCTTAACTGAAGATTTAATGAGGCAAATAATCAATTTAACACTTCCCGTTAAAGCTGCTGAAGCATCAGCAGCAGAAGAAGTTCCAACATATCGTGGAGACTTGATGAAACCATGACGGATGCAGCAGGAACCATCATGCAGCTTCTCAACGACAACTGGAGTTTATCTTCGCCTGCTAAAACGGATGTTTACTGGGCAGCAAGCAAAGTTGAAGCTGTCGACTTCACTCGCATAGGCAAAAACTATGTTATAGCCTGCTATGCACCTATGACTGTTGCCTCCTCAAAGCCTTCAACGTTCGAGTTGTGGGAAATTGAGGAAAACATTGTTGTAGACGTGGTCTGCAAGGTTACGGGCACGGTTCAGCAAGCCTGTGACAAGCGTGAGCTTATGCGAGCGGAGGTTTACCGTGTAATGCACGGTTTTGAAACAAGCAAGGGCACGCATGGGTTCAGCTGGGTTCATGTGAAAAGTGAAGGAAACAAAAGTGAGTCACCTGATTTGGTGCGTGTAAGCCTTTTAATCAATTGTTTAAGTTTCAAGGCGAAACCATGACTGTCAAGTTGCAAGTTGATCTTAAGGACATTGAAGAGTTCAGCAAAGCATTAAGGCGTATGCCTGAAGATATGCGTGAAAACATTTACAACGGGTTAAGTGAAGCAGCAAGGCAAACTGTTGTGCGGGCCCGTGCTTATGCGCCTGTGCGCACAGGAGCCTTGAGAGCCAGCATATATGCTTACTTGTCAAGGGATTTGGTGTTAACGTTGGGCGCTTACGTGTATTACGCCATGTTTGTGGAGTATGGGACACGTTACATGATGCCCCGTTACTTTTTAACAAGGGCGGTTCAGGAGCAGCTTCCAGTGTTCAATTTTGCGGTAAGTGAAGCAGTTAGCCAAGCGTGGCAAAACTTGAAGCGTTAAAGCTTGTTTGCAATGGGCCTCAACAAGCGTGAGGCTCGCAAACCAAAAATTGAGGTGAAAACAGAAAGTGAGCGCACCATTAATTGGAAGAGAAGCTGTGATAATGAAGGGAGCTACGCAAATTGGATTCTGCAAAACCGTGGGTGTAACGATTGATGCGAGCATAACGAAGCAGTATTTCTTAGGTTCAGACACGCCTGACGTGCTTGCAAGCGGAAATAAAACCTTCAAGGTAAGCATTGGCAAAGCCTACATTGACAAAACGTATGCTGATGACGTTTTAAACGGCACAAGCGTAACCATTGAAGTTCGCCCAGAAGGCACAGGAACTGGAAAACAGAAGATAACTTTATCCAACGTGGTTTTGAACAGTTGGAAACTTAGCATTGAACAAGACGGCATCATAATGGAAAGCATCGAAGGCGAAGGCAAAACAATAGCTTTCGGCACACAAACATAGAACATACTTCTATAAGTTTATTCCATTAAGGTTTCTTGGCGAGTTGAATTTTTCATGGAAAATTTGGAACGAAACAAAAACGTAATCTTAAACTTCGGCTTAATAGCTGTAGGATCCTTACGGGAAATTGAGAAGCTTCAAGCCATAATTAATCGCGACTGTAAAGGTTTAAAAATTGTTTACCAAACAGTTTCTGCAAAACGGCTGAAGCTTCTGAAAGAACCCCCATCCAATCAGGATGTGGGAAACCCTGTTTTTAAAGTTAAAACCACATTCACTGGAGGCGCTGAACCCTGAGTGGAAAAAGCAAGCTTGAAAATTTAAGGCGGAAAGTTGCGAAACGGAAGGTCATGGGAAATGGAAGATAAAACCAAAGAGTATGCTAAAAAACTGGAGAAGTATGAAGCGGAGAAGGCTGAGAAAGCGAAAGCCTTCAACATTAATGATTTAGTTGCATCAGCAAAGGCAATCCGCAAAGTGCAAGTGAAAGACATTGGCGAAGTAAACTATGGCGTTTTAACTCTGCGGGATTCCACGGTGCTTGCTAAGGCAGAGTCTAATGAGCAGAGGAGCAGCATGATGCTTTGGCTTATGCTTCGCAAGGCCTATCCAACATTAAAATTGGAAGATGTTGAAGATTTGCCGATGGATGTTGCAGCGAAAATTTTAACAGCAATCAGCAGAGACATGGGTTTTTTAACGCAACCTCAGACGCAATAGCCGCATGGATAGATGCTTCAAGTGATGCACAGGTAATCGGCTTCATAGCCCATGAATATGGTTATTCGCTAAGCCAAATCGGCGATTTAACTCCTTTTCAAATTGTGTTTTTGCTTGAATGGATAAAGTGGAGCAGTAAGAAGTGAGCAGTCAAGAGCTTGAAATTCGCCTCAGAGCAGTTGATGAGGCAACAAGTGTTTTCGAGAGTGTGGGCTCTAAAGCTGAAGAAAGCATGGACGCTATACAAAGCAGCAGTGAAGCTGCAGGCGAGAGCCAACGGAAACTTGGCGGTTCCACACGTGACTTAATTACAGGCTTCAGTGGTTTGGCAACAGCAGGCTTCAGCCTTTACATGAGTGTCGACCGTATCGAAAAAAGTCAAGTTGCTCTTGACCGTGCAAACCTCACTGTAAAATCAAGTCTTAACGCGGTTGAGGATGCGCAGAAAAAGTATAATGATGCTGTGGAAAAATACGGAGCGGACAGTGATAAAGCGAAGGATGCAGCGAAAGACTTGCAGTTAGCTCAAGAACGTTATCAGGTAGCGTGTGAAAGGGCGAATTTAGCTCAGGGCAATGTTAACCAAGCCATAATGAGTATGGCTTTAAGCATTATTCCCACCATGATTACAATGGTTGACAGTGGCGTTAAAGCCTTCAACAGTTTCCACGGAGCCATTGATTTAGTTCATAAGGCAACTGCTTTTCTTGCTGCTAACCCATTAATGGCGGTAGTGATGGCAATTGGCCTCGTAATCGGTGTTCTCATAACGGCTTATGAAACTTGTGAGCCTTTCCGCAACGCCGTAAACGCTATTGGGAAAGCCTTGTATGATTTTTTCAAACCAGCAATTGATGCAGTGATTGCTGCTGTAAACTGGCTTTGTGACGCTTGGAACGTGGCAACCTCAGCAATAAGCAGTTTTTGGAGCACTTACATTAAACCGATAATTGACTTCATTTGGAGTGGAATTATCACAGCTTTAAACTTCTGGATTGACGTACTTGGGAATTTACAGAACAGTTGGAACACGGTTACTTCTGCAATAAGTGGGTTCTGGAACACTTACATTCAGCCAATCGTGGATTTTATTTGGGGCAGTATTCAAGGCGCCTTCATGTTTTGGATAGGCATAATAAATCAGCTTGGCCAAGTCTGGAATGCCCTTTGCAGTGGCATAGGTTGGGCTTGGAACACCTTCGTTAAGCCTGTTGCTGACGCGGTTAAATGGTTTGCAGACACGATTTACGGCATATTCAAAACCTTATTCGGATGGCTTATCGGCGGAAGCGTCTGGCTTGACCTGTGCCAAGGAATAGGCGCAATTTGGAACACTGTTGTTGGACCAGTTGTAAACACGATTAAGGGTTTCTGTGACGCTGTTGTTGGCTTTTTTGGCGGTTTAGCTGATACTGTAAGCGGAATCTGGAATGGTATAACTTCAACCGTTTCAAATGCCGTGAACGGTTTAGTTTCAGGGGTTCAAAGTGCCTTCGGACAAATTTCCGACGCAATTGGTGGGGCAGTAAGCAGTGGAAGCAGCACTTTAAGCGATTGGGCCAGTGGTGTTAGCTCCGCTATGGGTAACGCTTGGAACGCCATAAGCGGTTTTATAGGCAGCATCTGTTTTGCCCATGCCATTCACAATGCTGTTGAGTCAAGTGTTAAAGACCTTGACAAGTGGGTTGACGTGGTTGACAGGAGCATGAGTGAAGGTGTGGAAAGTGTTAAAGGCTTTGTTGCTGAGGTTGGGAAACCAAGTTTAACTGTTGCTGGAGGCGGGGTTACTGGCGTTGGTGCGCCAATTGTTCCAGCGCCTGCTACTGCGCCTTTAACTGTTAACATCTCTGCTCCGCTTGTGAATGTTGAAGGTTCAGCGGATAAGCGCACGGCAGAGTATGCAGCACAGTTGTTGGAGGCGAAGTTGAAAACAGTTTTGATTGAGGCTTCTTCAGCTTCTGCACCGACTAAGCGGATTCGCATTTCAGGAGGCATAGTATAAAATGCTGCTCAGTGAAATGGTTCGGCAAATAAGCAAAGAACAGTCGCTTTACTTAGACCAAACAGTTTATGACAGCCCAGTCTTGCATGATTGGGCAACTCGGAAAACAAAGACGATAACGCTTTCTGAAGCAAGCCTTGTCTTCATACGGTTCAAAGGGCGCGGCTTAGGCAGCAACGCAACAGGAAGCATAAGGCTTCTGCACAATAGCGAACCTGTGCTTGTTTATCCCCTTTTGCCGCTGGGAACTACAAGTGAACAGTCACTATTCATGTGGCTTGCAGCGGGAAACCATCAGTTTGACTTGCAAACAGCAGTTGCTCACAGCCCTAACAGTAATGAAAAGGTGCGGATTGAAGAGTTTTACATTGCAACCGTGGGTTTTCCAGACGTGGATGGAACAAAATATGCGCCATCGCCGACAAGTGTTGGCGCAGGACAAACCGTGACTGTTGCAACCTTAAACATTACAGCTCCAGCAACACGAAAACTCGCTGTGGGAAACATTAAACAATATGCGCTTATCACGACTGTCTATGCCTGCATGGTTGATTACAGACCGAGCACAATGAAAAATCCAGCAGACACAAATGAAGCGAGCAAAATGAATTTTAGGCTTTATCTTGATGATGTTGAAGTCGGCTGGAAAGAACGGCAAGACGATTACACTGCAGGCAGCTCGCTTTCTTATGCTGAAGGTGCACATGGAAGGTATTATGTAGCGGTTGACGCGGGCACAAGTCACACGCTGAAAGTTAAGGCTTACAACGGCTTCGGATCAGCCTATACTGCAAAAGTTGTAATATCCACAATTTTATGCCCATGGTTTCTAATTGATGGACATCAGCCTCTAAGCCTCAATTTTCCACAGGGCAGCACGCTTTACGTAACTGCTGAACCGTTATGGCAAAACCCCACAAAAACCTTGAAGCTTGGAAAACAAAGGTTCGTCAGCTTCGGCGACACAACAGACTATTACACTACAGGAAGCGGAACCGACATTTTATCATGGAATTACACTTTTGAAAGCGTGGAAGTGTCAAACTGTGTTTTGCTTGTTAGCGGTTACGGCGGCTGCCTGTCCATTATTGGGGTAGATGTGAGATGATTAAACTTACCACAGTTTCAACTGTGAATGGTGAAATAACCTTAACGTTTCAATGTGACGGTTTTCCAGAAGGCACAAGAACCGTGCAGATTCCACTGGCGGAAATTGTGGAGAAACTGAAAACTGTCAAGCAAGTTTTGGGTAGAAATGTAACTGTTCAAGATGCTAAAGATGTTATTGTAACGCTTGTTAACCAAATTCGACAGGAAAAATCGCCCTTAACGGAACGTTTTGATTTTACGCCTTACATTGGAGTGGACCTTGAACAATGACGTTCACAATAGACAGTTACACGCTTAACGTTACAGACTTTAGTGAGCAGAGCCAGCCGACTGCAAGCGAGTGGGATGCATGGGAAAACGAGGCTTTAGCATTGAAACGCTTCGTGTATGGGCTTAAACGAGTTTGGAGCCTTTCATGCGTGGAGAAAGATGTGGCTTGGAGTAGCAGTGCAGCCTTGTATTTGCGGAATAAGCTGCAGTTAGGCGACACGGTAACCTTCACGGTTAATGAGGGAGATCGCTATCAGCTTAGCGCCACAAGCGTTTACGTGGTGAATGTGCAAATTGAAATGCGGCTTGTAGGCGCTGGAAATATTCGCTATTTTAATGTGCAGTTGAAGGAGGCTTAAAGGGCAAAAATGAGTGAAGTTAGTGTTCTGGAAAATTGGGGCAGAGATGCTGAACTGCGGAAAAAGTGGATGCGAATGTGGGAGAATCTTGGTGTCCGCATTTTACGCATGCCAAAATGGATGCAGGAAATAGTGCTTGAAGACATTAACACTGCTGTACGCAACCGCATAGCCACCATGGAAATAATTCAAAAAGCAAAACAAACCAAACATTAACCGTTTTTTAAACATTAAATTTTTGCTGTCAGTGGACACTATGCAAAACAGGAAAAAAGAACTTTTCCACATACGCAACATAAGCCTGAAACGCTTCGACACTTCAACAGGCAAATTCATAATCAACATAAGCTATGAAACTGCTGCTCCAGATCCAACGGAAAGAGTTGTAGGCGTTGCTGAAGGCTTCGGTTTAGGTCTTGACCAATGGGAAAAGTTTCTTGTTTATGATAATGTTGAGTTGAAAATAGGACCATCTGACATAGTGTACATAACAGGCGATTCAGGCTCAGGCAAAAGTGTTCTACTCAAAGCCTTAGAAAAAGACATACGGCAAGACATGAAGTTAAGCTGCATCAACATTGCAGACATTAAGCCTGAAGCAGAAAAGCCCCTAATCGAAACAGTCGGCGAAACCCTTGAGGAAGGTTTGGAGCTTCTGAGCAAGGTAGGCTTGAATGACGCTTTTCTGTTTCTGCGCAGTTATGAACAGCTTAGTGATGGACAAAAGTACCGTTACAAGATTGCGAAAATGATTGAAAGCAAAGCACAATTCTGGATTATGGACGAGTTTGCAGCAACACTCGACCGTGATACAGCAAAAATCGTAGCCTACAACCTTCAGAAACTTGCAAGACAACAAAGCAAGGCAGTTTTAGCAGCAACAACTCACACAGACCTATTCGAGGACCTAAATCCTTCAGTGTATATACACAAGCGATTCGGAAAGGAGATAACCGTAAACTATTACACAAACATGCCAGCAAAAGAATGCAGCCTCACCAAAGAAATGCACATAGAGCAGGGCACAACAGAAGACTGGCGTAAACTCGCAGTTTTTCACTATCGCAGTCACAAAATAGCTGCACCAAGAAAAATCTTCAGCCTCAAACGTGGCGAAGAGCTTTGCGGAGTCATTGTTTACTGTTATCCTCCGCCAACAGCCTTTGGGCGTGGGCTTGTTTTGCCAAAAATGAGCATGAAAGAACTGAATGAGAAACTGAGCATTATCAGCCGAGTGGTTGTGCACCAAAAATACCGAACAATAGGCTTAGGTGCAAAACTCGTCAAGGAAACGTTGCCATTGGCTGGAACGCCTTATGTGGAAATGCCAGCAGTCATGGCAAAATACAATCCCTTCGCAGAAAAAGCTGGAATGAGGACGATAGCGGAGCAGCCGCCGCCAAAAGAAGCCTTAGCAATAGCAGAGATCCTGCAGCAACTCGGCTTTAACATTCAACTTTTGGGAAGCGAAAAATACGTGTTAACTAAACTGCAAACCCTAAACGCTGAAAGCATAGCCAAGATAAGAGAAGCCTTCATCAAGCATCCTCATATGCGCTTCATGAAATACTTTTTCTGCCACATGCCATTCGGGAGAAAAGAGGCTTATGCCAAAGAAGTGTTGAAAACCAACCCTGAAAGGCTTGCACATTTAATTAAGGTATGTGGCTTCCTAATGCAAACAAAAGTTTACTTGTTCTGGCAAAACTTGAATGTATAAGTGGTTACGGCTTCTGAAGATTGTATACTTGTTGCAGCGTCTAACTGTGCCTTTACCCTTTATTTTTTCACTTGTCTTGCTTCAAGCTTCACTATTTCTATGTCCTTTCTACCATTCAAATAGCTTAACACTTCGTATTTAACACTTCGCATTTCCCGAGGCTGACATTCACCAAGGCAAAATCTGAATCAGCAACAAAAGAAAAGGGGGAAGTATGCGTTTGTAAGATATCTTGAGGCTGCCTAATCAGTGCACGGGATAGACATAAATTGGGACCTGGTTGTCCTGAATCTTATTCTGCGAAGGTTTAACCCCGTTTTCTCCGGGCTCAACCAAGTACAGGAGGATTCCGCATGATACCCAATCTTGCTGACCGATCGCCTTACCTTCTCCTGGAACTTCATAGCTGATGTAGTAGTTTCCAGATACAGTGTTTCCTCTAATTGTGCCCTTTGCACCCCAGCCCATTTGTATGCCATTTTGTGCAATAAAGGTCACTGGACCCAGCCCTCTTACAGTATTGTAGAGTATATTGACTGGTTCTCCGTCAGGTGATGGGAGGTTAGCAATAATACCCCCTTTCTGATAGTTCCCTACAGTGTTATAGGAAATTTCCCCTGAACTTCCGTAGTAATAGATTGCGTTGCCGTATTGAGCGCCGTTCGGATCGAAACGCCCGCCTGAATGGTGTCCAATATTGTATATTTCACAACCAGTCACTTTAACGTCTGATTGAGCGTCAACAGCTATGCCGAATTGCTCCGCATCATGAATTATCAAACCCTCAATTGTCAGTCCTGACCCTTCTACCAATATTGCAATGTCTTTTCCAGTAGCATCGATAATATGTGGCAGGGCAGCAACTTCATCCGGCGTTGCTACCCTATATTCATAAGTCATTCCAGCGAACCTGCCTGAATCAGCCTTTACAGGAATTACTATTGCCACCATGCCTGCCAGAAACAACGTAATCATTATTGCTGTAATCAATTTTGTTTTCATTCCGCCACTTCCTTTTTCCATTCGGTTTTTATCACGGGATTTAGCTCGCCATTAGCGGCTCCAGTACCCGCTCAGCCCAGCCCGTGTTTTAACGTGCCCGCTGGGCAAAGGCACGGGTCGGGAGCATGCTCCCGTTACACGCAGAGTGCGCCTGCCCGACTAAACACGATTTTAGCCAATCTTGCCTTAAATTTTGTGGAAAGCCCTTATAGAAGATTCTTCTATGCTTAATCATTATTCTGGATTCATAAGTTATTTTTAAGCTTCAAACAAAAGTTTAAGCCTGAAGGGAAAGCACAAAGCCATGAGCGCCCTTTCACAGTTTCGCGAAGCATCCTTTCAGGAAGTGTTCATGTCAGCCTTAGACAGGGCGATGCTTCTCCTCGGCGATTCAGGGAGAGAAGCCACATACTACCATATTGAAAAAGCCCTTAAGCTTAAAAGAAGCATGTGGCACAAAAACCCAGAAGCCTTCACAGAAGCGTTAAAACAAATCTTCGGCCCTCAAGGAAGCAGACTCCTATTAAACGCAATAGCCAAAGAACTCATCGCACAATTAAACCTGAAAATTCAGGAAAAAACCGTCAGCCTTCCAGAGCTTATCCGCTTAGCTGAACAATATACACGTGGGGGGGGAATTTAACTGAAGAAAAAAGCCAAAGAAAACTTGAACACGCCAAAGCCAAGCATCCTCATCGTAGACGATGACGAAAGCATAAGAAAAGTCGTAAGCGAAATCTTAACCGGCGAAGGATACAAC